ATCAGGTAGCGCGAGAGGTCGCGCTGTTCCTCGAGGCGGATCTGCACGCCGTCGAGGATGGAGCGGGTGGTGGCCGGCGAGAGATGGGCCTGACCGCGGCGGCGGTTGGACAGCACGCGCGCCATCGGGGCGAGCAGCACGGGCTTCAGGCCGGTGGCCGAGGGACCGCCATCGGTCTGCTGGAACTCCTCGATCCAGAGCACCTCGCGCTGGAGTCGCCAGACCTGGCGCAGGTTGACCGCGATGCCGACCGCGAGCACGAAAAGGATCACGCCGTTGAACGCTGCGTTGGCGATGAACGCATGCTTGAGCTGCGGCACCAGGGCGGCGGCCAGCGCGGCGACGAGGGCGAGAAAGACGGCCATCCAGGTCGTTACATGGACGGGTTTGGTGAATTCCTTGCGTTCCATCGGGAGTTTTCCGGGTCTGGAGGTGACGACTGCCCATGCGGGGCGACGAGGCAGACGCGAGTCTAGCGCGAACCGCGTTAAATGGCGGAATCGTGATTTACGTCATGGGGTCGAGGCGGTGGGCCGGCTATCTTCCGCCTCATGTCGAATCGAACACGGCCCATGGCCGGAAAAGGCTCCTTTCGGTGTTTGCCGTGATGCCTGGGTATCTGGCCGCGCTTGCGGCGATGGTCGCGTTCGCGGCGAGCGCTCCGGCGCAGGCGGAAGATCCGCCCGCAGCGGTCGACGGCGTGCGCTGGATGACGGGCGGCTTCGGCACGCTCGGTGCTGCCTGGCACGATGAGGACGACACCCGGTTCCGGCGCAGCGTGGATCAGCGTCGCGGTACGCGTGCGAACGAGCTCGACCTCGGTGTCGACAGCACGCTGGGCGTTCAGGTGCATGGGGCGCTGGCCCCGCGATGGTCGGTGACGGCGCAGGCGGTCATGAACCAGGGCCGTCACGGCGACTGGGGGCCGCATCTGGTGTGGGGCTTCGTCAAGCACGTGCATTCGGATGAGTTCGAGCTGCGCGCCGGCCGGCTGGTTACCGACATCTACCTCGATGGCGACTCGCGCCATGTCGGCTATGCCTACACCGCCGTGCGGCCTTACGCCGATGTGTATGGCCGTCTGACCTACGACCACTTCGACGGCCTGGATGCGACCGTCCAGCACGCCCTTGGCAAGGGGCTGCTGCGCTTCAAGCTGTTCGGCGGGCGCACGCGTGGCAGCGTTTTCCTGAACCAGACGGAACATCCGGTGAAGATCGGACGCACGTTCGGTGCCACGCTGGACTGGATCGGGCCGGAGCTCAGCCTCAAGCTGTCCTGGGGCAACATGGTGTCCACGCGCAGCGACGCCTATGCGGCGCTGCCGCCCACGCTGCGCTACCTCGCCAATCTGGCGCCGGGGACGGACTTCGCCGGACAGGCCGAAGCCCGTGCGTCCGAGATCGCGGGATCCAATCGCATCGGCTATCTGGGTGCGGCGGTCGGCTGGGAACGGGGGCCGTTCTCAATGCAGCTCATGGCCACCGACATGTCGATGACGGTCTATCCCGGCTTCGAGGGCTGGGGCGCGGGGGGCGCTGCGGCCTATCGGGTCGGGCGCTGGAAGCCTTATCTCACGTGGTCGCGCAGCATTCTCGATGCGGTCGATCGTGCTCTGGACGTGCCACCCGCGCTGGATCCGCACGGCCAGCTGCGCAGCCTCTGGCAGTGGATCCACGGCTATGCGCGCCACGACCAGACCACCTTCGGCATCGGCGTGCGCTACGACTTCGCCGACAATATGGCATTGAAGCTGCAGGCGGATCGCATCGATGCGAAGCGCTCCTCCTCGATGCTCGACGATCATGGTTACGTCACCGGTCCGCGCACCCTGACGGTGGTGACCGCAACGCTGGACTTCGTCTTCTGAGCGTCCGGCGATGCGAGTCCCTACTTTCTTCGCTGTTCTCTTCGCCCTGTTGCTGCCTGCCCGAGCAGTGGCGGCCGCGGAGCTCGTGCTCATCGTCAACCGCGACAGCGGCATCTCCAGCCTGAGCCGCGAGCAGGTCAGCCATCTGTTCCTCGGGCGCGTGAAGATGCTGCCTTCGGGCGCGCGCGCCAACGTCGTGGAGGTGGAGCCGTTACGCGCAGGCTTCTACCGCCGCCTGCTCGGGCGGGAGATCGCCGAGATCAACGCCTACTGGGCGCGTCTGCAGTTCTCCGGGAGGACACAGCCTCCATTGCGGGTTTCCGACAGCGCTTCCGCGATCGCCCGCGTCGCGGCGGATCCGCAGGCGATCGCGTTCGTCGACACCGTCCCGGAGGATGCGCGCGCGCGCGTGGTGTTGCGCCTCGGCCCCTGAGCCTCGCCGTGGCGGCGTGAGGGCCGGCTGCGGATGTGTGATGAGACGAGACAGGAAAAGGCAGGCCAGTCGAGCACGAAAAATGCGGGACGGGGCGGGATGGGATGGGGGATAACGGGACGGGGGATGCAAACGCTTTGCGAGGGGCGCAAGCGCGACGACGGGGCCAGGAGGCCCTTTTTTTACGTCAGAAGAGACCGGACTGGCGGGACTTGATGTCGGCGGCGCGGCAGCGCTCGACGATCTGGCGGATGCGCATTTCGCTGAGGTGGTGCTTGCGGGCGAGCTGGCGGTAGTTGTCGCCGCGGAACTCGGCGTAGATGTCCCGATCGCGGCGCGAGAGGAGCCAGGTCTGGCCCTTGGGGATGTACTCGTAGGCGCCGCCGACCTCGGTACGGATGGCTTCGGCGATGGCGAAGGCGGCCTCGGCGGCAGGCTGGTGGTCGAGTTTGAGGTGCTCGGTCATCCAGGCATAGGCGGCGTTGGCGGCGGCGGCGAGGATCTCGGGGTAGTCGTCGTCGAGCATCAGGGCCATGGCTGTGTCCTCGGTGGCTGAGTTCGGCAGACGCGGGAATGCGGGTGCATCAGGCGGCTTGGTGGTGGGCGGCGCGGCGGGTGTCGCGGGACGTGGCGTTGGGGGTGATATCGAAGGTCGAGGTGCCCTGCTCGCGGGCCTCGAGCCACTGCCAGGCGTAGTGGAGCGAGTCGAAACTCCGGGGGTTGAGGGTGGGGGCTACGACGGCCTGGATGTGGATGAGGGCGAGACCTTCCGGGAGGAGGCCGGCGGACTGCATGCGGGCGATGCGGGCGACGATGGCGACGGGGAGTTCGCGGGCGGCCCAGGCCTTGAGGCCTTCGATGGCGCGGTATTTGTCGTTGGGGCGGCGTGCGAAGTGGAGGTCGTCGACGCCGGTCATGCGCTTGACGTAGGCGGCGAGCGCGGCCTCGGTGTTGCTGTGGGTGGCGCCGATCTGGTGGAGCAGCAGCCAGACAGCGCGCAGCTTGCGGGATTCGGCGTCGGTGGCGAGGGCGCGGGTTTCGGTGGGCTTGACGGCCTTGGGCTTGCGCACCTTGAAACCGGCTTTCTTGAGGTGGTCGATGATGCGCTCGAGCTCGGGGATGGTGCAGTCGGCGGAGCTGGTCTTGCCGGCGGCAAGCTGGGCGACGAGGGTGCGATAGGTGTCGTCGGCCATGTCGAGGTCGCGGCGGGCGACGTGGATCAGGCGGATCAGGTGGGTGCGGGCGTTGCGGGCCTGGACGTTCATCGGGCTATTCCTCTTCGATCGGCATGAGCCACAGGAGCACGGCCAGCAGCAGGTCGGCGAGGTGTTCGGCGAGGGGTTGCAGCATGGAGGGCTCCTGGGGGAATGGGTTAGCGGGGGTGCGACTCGTCGGCTTCGCGTTCGAGCTGGCGGGCCTGGGCTTCGAGGCGTTCGGCGTGGGCGATTTCGTCGCGGTAGGCCTGGCCGTCGGCGTAGGCGGCGCCGGCGCGCACGCGGCGGGCGTCGGCGCGCAGCCGGGCAGCGCGCTCGCGCAGGTCTTCACGGGCGTCTTCGGGGGTGGTGGCTTGCATGGCTGTCTCCGGACAGGGGTGAGAAGGACGGGGCTTGATGGAAGGCCCGCGCGGGGCGGGCCTTCGGGCAAGACGCGTCAGAAGGCGGGGTTGAGGCGGTCGTCGAGGGACTTGGCGGGGGCGAACTTGAGGGCGACGCGTTCGGGGATCTCGATTGGTGCGCCGGTGGCGGGGTTGCGGCCGGTGCGGGCGGCGCGGGTGGTGGTCTTGAGCTTGCCCAGGCCGGGGAGCGTGACCTCGGCGTCGACGTGGGGGTCGGCGCCGGCGAGGTGGTCGGTGACGACCTTGGCGAGGGAGTCGAGGACGATCTCGACGTTATGCTTCGCGAGCCGGGTGTCGGCGGCGATGGCGGCGATCAGTTCGGACTTGTTCATGCGGATGCTCCTGGTGGTGCTGCGGTTGTGTGGGGGTTGCCGGTTCCCGGCGCCCTTTCGGTTTTCACCAAGGCGGGCCTTTGCGGATTCCGTGCCGGCTGGTTCCGATCGTTCCCTCGGTTTCCTGGGGCCATGCAGACGCTCAGGTCGTGCGGTCGTGCCAGGCGAGCGGGTCTTGCCGCGCGTCGAGGCTGTGGAGGGTGGTGCCGCGCTCGTCGGTCACCTTGAGGCTGACGCCGCAGTTGGTGGCGAGGCAGAGCTGGAGGGCGGCGGCTTTGACGTTTGCGAGCTGGGCGGGCGTGAGGTTGCAGACGTTGGCCCAGCTGCCGCGGCTGTTTGCCTTGAGGGTCAGGGTGCTCATGTGTGGCTCCGGTGGAGGGCGAGCGCGCCGAGGCCGAGGGCGACCAGGGCGAGCGCGCCGGGTTCGGGGAGGGGGCGGGGGGCGTCGAGCGCGGTGCAGTCCTTGCCCTGCCCTTGGCACGGTGGGATGGCCGGCGTAGCCGGGTGCCGCGGGGCCGGCGAGGCCTCGGGGCGCACGGTGGGCGCGGCGCTGCGGTAGGCGAGCTCGGGCGGCAGGATGGCCACCAGGTACATCGCCAGGCCCGCAGCGCCGGCCACGCCGATGGCGATGCCGAGCAGCAGCCAGCGCACCCGTAACCAGGTGAGCGTGCCAGGGGGCAGGTAACGGGGTTTCACGATTGACGTTTCCAGCGATCGCAGGTCGCGCAGTGGTCAGCATCCACCTGCACCCGGCCCCCAAGCCGATAGACTGCCGGGTCATTACGTACAAGTTTTCGCCCGTTATCGAGCATGCGGCGAAAAGCCGAAGCGGTCCCTGCCCTCATGCGGACGAGTTGGATCAGACTGGACGACGCAGCGATCTTCCCCGGGAAATCGCCAGTCGCGATGAGACAACCCGTATCCGGGCAGGAGACATCCCAGAAGCCGAATTTCTCGCCCGCAGATCCGAGCGCTGGATGGGCTACCAGACCGAACGCGATCTCGACGCCTGAAATAATCTCGCCCCCAATTACGCGGCCGCCCTTCATGAATACGGGCGTCCTGAATGTGACCTTTTCGCCGCGCATCAAGCCACCTCACGTGCCTTGGCTTTGGCCTTGCCCTTGCGCTCCTTGGGCTTGTCGTCTTCGCCCTGACGCCGAATGGCGTCGGCGATGAGGGCCTGAGCGAGCTTCTCGACGTCGGCGGCGCCGATGGTGATGAACGGGTTGTCCGCGCCCGTAATGCGGCTGATGCCGAGCTTCTGATGGGCCGCAGGCGAGAGCTGCGCGAGGGCGTCGATGACGACGTTCTCTTCGGTGCGAATCAGCAGGTCAGCATGCGAGGGCAGCAGCGCGCGAATGCGCTTGATGAGGGCGGCGTCATCACCCCAGTCGAGCGAGTCCTCTGCCTTTCTGTAGCCGGCACGCACGCCATTTACGCTGATGCTGCGCGGCTTCTCGAAAAACTGCGGGGCCGCCTCGAGCAGGCTCATCAGCGCGCGGTGTGCGGCGGCCTCTTCTTCGGCCGCCGCGTCCATGCCTGCACGGTGGCGGTCGTAGATCGGCTGGATCGCCGCCTTGATCTCGTCCTGGCACAGGGCCGCACGCGCCGCGGTGGCGGTGTGTGCAACTGCCAGGCGATCTGCAGCGCGTCGAATTTCGTCGATAGTGGGGATGCTCATCTCAGTGGTCTCCAGTGGTGGAAGCGGTGGCGGCGTCGGCGAGGGCGGTGCGGCCGGCGGCGTTGATGGTGTAGAAGCGGGCGCGGGGGCTGCCGACGGTCATGCCGCGGCGGCTGGTGGCGCAGCGGGACTCGGCCCATCCGAACTGCTGGAGCAGGGCGAGCTGGCGGCGGGCGCTTTCGTGGCTGTGCTCGAGGTCGGCGGGCAGGCGGGCGCGCAGGGTGTTGATGTCGAGCTCGCCGCCGTGGGCGAGGAGCTCGAGCAGCGCGCGGCGCAGCGGGAGGGTGCGGGCTTCGGTGCTGTTTCGCGGTATCAGCAGGCGGTCGCGCACGCGCTGGATGCGCTCGTCGGACGTGCCGGCGGCGGCGATGCGGATCTGCGCGACGAGCGAGAGCGCGGGCGGGAGCGCCCCGGTGCGGCGCGCGGCACGGGGGTGGGTGGCGATCATGCGGCCTCCTGATGGCTGGGGTTGCGCCGGGCCTGGGGGGCGGCGATGCGGCCCTGGAGGCCGGCGGCGAGGCGCTGCGCTTCGGCGGCCTCGGCCTTGGGGTCGTAGAGGCGATACACCTTGGTCTCGCCGGGGATGCGGCCGGATGCGACGCGGTCGCCTTCGATCATGCTGTCGTAGAGGTAGTGGACTGCGCTGGCGCTGACGCCGATGGCGTCGGCGACCTCCTTGAACGTGAGGCCGCGCACCAGGGGGCGGCCGGCGACCAGGGCGGCGATGCGGTTGCGGCGCTCGGTGGCGAGCGTGGTGGTGCGGCCGGCAGTGACGGCGCGCAGGTCGGGGCGCGGGTCGGCGTCGAGGTGCGGGCGCGTGGGCAGGTGCTGGCGGATGGCCCCGGCGGGCAGCGCGACGAATGCGCCGTGGCGGTTCTGGTCGAGCCAGGTCTCGTGCTTGACGGGCAGGCCGGTAGGCCAGATGGCGAGCCATTCGGCCGGGTCGGTGGCGCGGCGGATGATGGCCACGTTGACGCGGTGCTCGCGCTTGAGCTGCTCGAAGGCTTTCCAGAAGTCGGCCGCGGGGCCGCCCACCAGGGCGGCGACATCGTCGGCGTTGGCCGGCGCCTTGCTGTTGGCGCGGGCGATGGTGGCGAGGATGCGGTAGTCGAGCGGGCCGGTGGCGGGCGGCGGCGTGAGGGCGGCGCGCGCGGGGGCGTGGGCGGGCTTGCGGCTCATTTGCGGGGCTCCTGGTGGTGGGCGAGCGCCTGGACGGCGCGCTCGGGGTCGGGCTGGGCGCCGCACAGGGCGCGGACCTGGTCGGCGTAGAGGAAGGCCTGGCGGGCCTGGATGCGGGCGCGGTCGACTTCGGCGTCGCCGGCGATGTCGTGGACGAGCACGCCGAAGGCGAAGGCGAGGACTACGGGCAGCACGCGGCCTTCCACGATGGCGGGGGCGAGGAGATCGGCGATCTTCATAGTCCGAGCGCCTCGCCGAGTTGCACCGTGAGCGCCAGGGCGGCGGCTTCGGACAGGCGCAGGTGGCCGACGCGGCGCGGGGTACCGCACCCGCTGACCAGATGCACCACGACGCTGATGTCGCCGTCGGCCAGCTCGCCGGCCGTGAGCGCCACGCGGGCGCCGCGGTCGACGAGGTTGAGGGCCATTTCGATTTCGTGTTGAGTGGCCATGTCAGACCCCCTTGATGATGTCGGCGGTGACCTTCGGGGCGCCGTGGAGCGCGGCCTCGTTCATCGCGCGGGTGATGAGCGCATTGACCACCAGCGGGTAGGTGAGGCTGATGACCTCGTTGCCGCCCTTGCCGCGCACGGTGCGGGACAGCTTGGGGTGCATGCGGATGGCGTCGATGGCGGCGGGGTCGAGGATGGCCGCGGGGTCGGCGCCGATGCGGCGGAACTTGAGGTTGAGGTAGTCGCCGACCTGGTTGTCGAGCGGCAGCAGGCGCACCACCTCGCAGCGGCGGATGACCTCGCGGGCTTCGAAGTAGCGGCGTTCGTCGAGCTTCTCGTCCAGCTCGGGCTGGCCGATGAGCACGATCGAGAGCAGCTTCTTGAATCCGTCTTCCATTTCCCAGAAGCGCTTGAGGTACTTGAGCGTCTGGATGTTGAGGTCGTGTGCCTCCTCGATCATCAGCACATGGCTCTGGCCGCTGCGGGCGGATTCGGTGAGGGCCTTTTCCACCTGGCGGGCAAGCGCCTCGAGGCTGCGCTTGGGCGACTCGTTGGGCTTCACGTCGGCGAGGATGGCGTGGCAGATGTGGGCGGCCTTGAGCGCGGTCTTGTCGAAGCTCTTGGGCTGGATGACCACGGCCGGAACGTGTTCGCGGTTGATGCGGTCGATGGTTTCGCGGCGCAGCGTGGTCTTGCCGCTGCCCGACTCGCCCACCACGGCGATGAACCAGCCGCCGGACTTCGCCGCCTGGAACATGGCCTCGCGCACATAGCGCTGATCGGCGGACATGAAGAGGTCATCGGGGCCTTGCACGTCGTCGACAAACGGGTCGCGGAACAGGTTGAAGTGGCGGCGGGCTTGGGCAGAAAGCATTTCGGGCTCGATCTCGATGGCGTTTTCGTTGGCGATGCGGCTGCTGCGGTCTTCACCCAGGCGGGTGTTGAGCGGCTTGGTGCTGTGGTGGCGGACGGTGTCTTCGTCCCAGATCTCGGCGACCTCCTCGGCGGAGACACCGCGGTCGAGCAGGTAGGTCTCGATCGCTTCGGTGATCTGCGGCCAGGGCGTGTGGCTGGGGCGCCAGCCGCGGTTGAGCAGCAGGGTGAAGGCGCTGCGGCTGAGCGGCTGCCCGGCGCGGCTGCCGCCGGCCTGGATGAGCCGGTCGGCCACCTCGTCGTGGCGGATGCCGTGACGCAGCAGCGTTGCCTTGAGCCGGATCGGCGCAGGGGCGGGCTTGTTGGCGAGGCGGGTGCCTGTGCCTGTGCCCTTGGTGGGGACTTCCATCGGTACAATCTCCAGTGCAGTTGTTGCTGTTGCTGCAAACGGGTTTCGCAGTTCGCGCTGCGTTGCCCACCTCTCGGCCTGGTGTGTTCGCGCACGCCGGGCCGAATCTTTTTCAGCCCACCTCGTAGTTCTCTGGAAACTCGTCGCGGTCTGGCAGCGCTACGGTCGGGCGCTGAATGCGTTGCTGCAGGTGTTGATCGCTCGCCGAGAACTGGTAGTCGTCGAGGCTGGCCGCAAAGCGGAGCGCGACAGCCGCCAGTTGGATCTCCTCCTCCTTCACCTCGGTGAGCGAGCGGCGCTTCACCGGCTCGTAAGTGAGCTGAAGCATCGCTTGGCTGAGCTCGCCGAACTCTTCAGCTACAACGGCCAGCGCGTGAAAGGGATCCGTCGGCCAAGTCGGGAACTTCTGGCATGCACGGCCAAGTTCATCGAATACTTTGTTGAGCTCTTTCATTTGGGTCTCCTTTGAGTTACCCCACCGCCTGCAGGCGCGGGGCTTGTTTGGCGCCGCCCTTGAGGGTGGCGACGATGGCGTCGAGCTCGATCTCGGGCACGCCGTCGGGGTACTGGGCGGCGAGCCAGGGGTGCAGGTCGGGGCGCTCGATGCCGCGGCTTCGAAGGGCCTTGGCGGCTTCGAAGTGCGTCATGGGCGGGGCTTCGAAAACCGGGGCGGCCACATTAATGTCTGTGCCCTTGCGCGGCAGCGCGGCGGGGATCTCGATGTGCTGCAGGTGGCGGTGCGCATCCACCATGCCGCCCATGAGCGCGGCGTTGCTGCGGCGGGCCTTGTCCATCTGATCGGCCGACATGCCCGGGAAGAGCAGGCCGTCGAGCGCCTTGCCGGCGCGGTCGGCGTCGGTGTCGGGGCGGCGGGCGTAGGTCTCGCCGATGACCGGGGCGGAGAGCGGGCGGCCGTAGGCGTCGAGGTCTTGCGCTTCGGGTTCCAGGCGATAGACCAGGTCTTCACCGTCGAAGCGCGGCACGCGCAGGCTGATGGCGCAGTCGCCGAACAGCAGCGGGCTGATCTCGAGCGTGTCGCCGGCGCACACCCCGGCCAAGCCTTCCACGTTGTAAGTGCGGCTGCCGCCGGCGCGCGGGTGGGCGAAGGTGATCGACAGGTCGCGCGCCACCTTGCGGGTGACGGTCTTGCCTTCCAGGAAGGCCTGGCAGACCTCGACCGGGGGCAGGATGCGCAGCTCGTCCTGGCGGATCCGCATCCACAGGTCGTAGCGGGCGATGGGCTCCATGCCGTTGCGGCGCAGGCGCGTGTCCTGGTGCGGGATGGCGTTCGCGTTGAAGGCCTCGGCCCAGGCGCTGGCGGCGGCGTTGAGCTGATCGACGCTGTGCACCGGGTCGAAGCGCAGGCGGGATTCGAACTGCGTTTCGACCAGGTTGTTGGCGCCTTCCACCCCACCCTTGGCGCGAGCGTTGCCGGCGGCGTGGGTGATGGACTTGACCTCGAGCGCGCGCAGCACGGCTTGCACGGCGGCGGCGGTGTTGGCGCTGCCCTTGTCCCACATCAGCACCTTGGGCACACCGTGGAAGCGCCGGCCGTCCTGCAGGCCCCAGGCGTGCATGAGGAACTTGAACAGGTTGAGCGGCGACTCGCCGGCGGCCTCGACGTACCAGGGCAGCACCAGGCCACTGGCGTGGTCATAGATGACGTAGCGCCAGCACTTGAACTGCACCTTGGCCAGGCGGTCGAGCTTGTTCTTGTAGAACTCGTCGTCGCGGATGATCTTCTGCTCGCCGCGCAGGTAATAGACCAGGCACAGCGAGGGGTCGACCTGATGCACGTGGTTGGGGTGCAGGCTGCGCAGCTGCACCGGGGCGTGGCTTTCGGCCTGCTGCCGCACGCCGAGGCGGCGGGCACGGGTGAGCCGGTTGAGCTGGCGGGTGGAGACGGCAATCTCGTGCCCGTTGGTGGCGGCGATGCTGGCGGCGACTGGGGTAAACATGGTCTGTTTGCCGTTTGCGCGCACGCTGCCGCGCTGCATGGCGGCGACCATGGCGAGGGCGTCCTCGCCCTGGCGGGTGCGGCCCTTGTCGGCGCGCGTCTTGCGGCCGCTGGTCCAGCCGGCCTGGCGTTCGAGTTCGGTGTAGAGCTTGCCGGTGCTCCAGCCGTAGAGGGCGCAGGCCTCGGCCAGCAGCGCGCCCTTGCCACCGTGTTGGGCGGCGTCGAGCCGGCGTGCCAGCTCGCACAGGTACTCGCGCGTGGCGTGGGTGGGGTTGGGCGCGGTGGCCATGATGATGTCCTTACGCGCCGATCACGTCGGAGACGCCAACGTCGTCGTCATCGCCCTGCCCCGCCTGGAACAGATCGAGGTTGCGGGTGTCGAGCTCGGCCGCCCAGCCGGACAAGGTGGCGTCGTAGTGGTCGCGCAGCTCGGCGAACTGCTGGGTGAGGCGGCGCAGGCGGTCGCCGTAGAGGGTGGCGAACTGGCGCAGGATCAGGCGTTCCTGCTCGTCGTCGCCGCCCCACTGGGTGTCTTCCTGGAGGATGGCGCCGTGGAAGAGGTGGATCTGCGCGACGCCCTGCTCGAGCTGGTCGAAGTGGGTGCCGATCGCGGCCTTGAAGGTGTTGACCTTTTCGTCCCAGGGAGAGACGGAGAGCTTGAGCGTGGTGAGGTCGTCGATCTTCTTGTTCTTGTCGTCGTTGAGGCGCTCGAGGGCGTGCACCTTGTCGCGCAGACCGCGGCATTCCTTACGCAGCTCGCGAAACCCCATCTTGCTGATGTCATCAACGGTGAGGCCGTTCGTTTCCCCGGTGAGCTCGAGTTCTTCTATCTGTTCGTCATCAAGAATGATCAGCTCGAACAGCTTGGTCTGATTTCCGGCCGCGGCCAAAACGTGCGGCGCCGCACGTTTTGAAAACTTGGAGGCGGCCTGCATGAAGCGCCGCGCGACGCTCGGATCGATCCCGAGAACGTCCAGGCGGGCCATGAACGCGCCGTGCTGGCAGGCCTCTTTCAGGACCAGAAGCCCCTTGCCGACCTCGAGGCAGGCCTCGATGCTGCGGCGCATGTTGGCGGCGATGTCGCGCTGGATCAGGTCGGGGTCGACGCAGTCGGCCGGCAGCTGGTAGCCGAGCTGCGAGGCGACGATGCGCGCGGCGCTGTGCTGTTGCTGATTGGCTACGGCGACGACGTCGAGGGCGCGAACGTCCTCTGCATAGGCTTGGGAAGCAATCTCCGGCGTTTCGTGGATGACGGGCGTGTGTGCGGTGCGGGCCATGGTGGGGATCCTTGATCAGGGCAGACGGGTGTAGCGGTTGGAGACTTCGTCGAGGCGGGCGCGGGCGCGGCTGAGGTCTTGCGAGAAGGCGAGCGCGATCTGCACCACCTTCGGCCCGAGGCGCCAGCGGCCGGTCTCCTCGATCTTCTCGACGAATCCCTCTTGCTTCAGGTTGGCCAGCAGGCGGGTGATGTTGCTCGGCGAGGCATCGACCGCCTTGGCCAGCTCGCCGGGGGCGAGCCCATTCACGGTGTGGCCGGCGAGCACGACGATGGCGCGGCAGGCGCGGCGCAGTTGGTCGCTGGTGCCGTATTTCTCGGGCGTCATCTCAGTTCAGCTCCAGTTCGGGTTGATCGTTCTTGCGGACGTTCTCGCGATGCCAGGCGAGCACCTCGAGGCCGCCGGTGATGGCCGCGATACAGCCGTCGCGGTCCAGCCGGCCGGCGTGGAAGTCGAGCAGCGCGCCCACGGCGTGGTTGAGCGTGGTCTGCAGGCCTTGCACGTCCTGGGGGCCGGTGGCGCTGCCGTGGGGGATGTCGATCACGACGCGGTGGGCGCTGGCGGCGAGGTAGCGCACCACGCAGTCGCTGCCGGTGATGTGCTCCCAGGCGGCGAGGCGGTTGACTGGCATGGCGTCGGTCTCGAGCCACTTGTAGAGCGTGGCCGGGGTGGTGGCCATGAGCTCGGCGAGGCGCTCGACGCCGAGGCGGCGGCGCGCGAGGGCGTGCGCCTTGTCGGCTTCGAAGGCGGCGCGCAGGCTGGTGGGCAGGGGTTTCGAGAGGTGGCGGCTCATTGGATGTGACCTGGGTAACGTTGGGCGAAAACGAATGATGTTTGGAAGGTGCGAAAGAGCTTTGCGGCGGGCTAAAATCTGGTCGTGTCGATCAACCCGATGGAGCGCGTCATGGAACCAGGTGCCCCCACTCCGAACTTGCTGCCGATGGGTGGCGATCCGGATCTGTATCCGCCGTACTCGAAGGCGCGGCAGGATGCGGAGCTGGAGGCGCTACGGTTTGCGTTCTGCGAGATGGCTGCGCTGCTCCATGAGCAGGGCGGGCTGGATCTGCAGGCGCTGGCCGGTCGGCTTGGGAATGCGCAATGGGCCATCCGAAGGCCGGACACACAGGCATCGGTGGCGTGGCTTGCGGAGACGCTGGTGTATATGCGCTCGAAACAAGGTGAGCCAGGGGGCCGCCCATGAAGCGCAGTCGCGGCAAGACTTGACGCTGGATGTAGGCGTCTTCGGTGTCTTGCGGGCGCAGAGAAAGCAGGCCGCGATCTGCGATCTCGGCGAGGGCGGCCAGGGTGCGGTCGTCGAACTGGTAGAGGTATTCAAATCCGAACATGGCGTCAGGCTCCGAGGCAGTAGCAGCGGGCGGCTTCGATGCCGTGGGCTTCGGTGAGGGCGCAGAAGGCCTCCTGGTAGTCGACGCTGAGGTCGGCCAGGAAGGGGCAGGACTGCTGGCGCAGGTAGCGAAGGCGGGGGAAGCGCATGGCGGGCCTCAGGCGGCGACGCGTTGGCGGGGGCGCTCGAGGGCGCGGGCGGGGTCGACGCAGATCTCGCCGGACTTGAGGCCGAGCTTGATGGCGATCTCGTGGGCCTGGCCGCGGACGCACTTCTTGCGGCCGCCCAGGACCTCGAAGACGAGGTTGGGCGAGAACTTGTTGGCGACCGCCCATTGGGTGATCGAGATGCCCTTGGCCTGAAGCTCGGCGCGGGCTTCGTCCGGGGTCTTGAGCTGCGGCTCAGCGGGGGCGCGAAGCTGTGTGACGATCCCGGCGAGCGCGTTGAAGTCGTTGGAGGTGGCGGTGTTGATAAGCATGGCGGGCCTCAGGCGGCGATGTGGTCGGTGTCGCGGGCCTTGATGCCGGCGGCGATGGCGATGTCGTGGGCGCGGCCGAAGCGGCCCTTCTCCAGGCCGTTGAGGACGCGATAGACGGCGAGCGGCGGGAAGCCGTTTTCGTCCGCCCACTGGCGGATGGTTTTGCCCTGGCTGTGAAGCCGGGCCTTGAAGGTTTCCGGGGTCATGACTTGGCCTCCTGGCGGGTTGGGTTTCATGGGCGACATGCGGGGGCGTGGTGTACGTGAATTTGCGGTGTGTTGTGAGTGAATGATGGTGCACGGATGTGCACCTGTCAACGGGTTTTTGCACGAATGAGCACTTTTGAAGAGCGACTGATCGAGGAGCGCAAGCGCGTCGCGCTGAGCCAGTCGGCATTCGGCGAGGCGGGCGGAGTGCAGAAGCGCGCCCAGATCAACTACGAGAAAGGCGAGCGCCATCCAGACGCCGCCTACCTGGAGCGGCTGGCGGCGATCGGCGTCGACGTCCTCTACGTGCTCACGGGCCGGCGGGCGCCGGCGGGCAATGGCTACGCGACGGCGGAGCCGGGGCCGGCCGGGAATCTGTCGCTCGCCGAGCTGGGGCTGATCAAGGGCTGGCGCCAGCTCGACGCGAAGGGGCGGCAGGCGGTGCTGGCGATGATCGAGGCGCTGACGCAGGGGGCGCCGTCGCAGGTGTTCAACGGCCCGGTCGAGAACATCGCCGGGCGTGATGTGAAGCACGTCACCACGGGCGACGTGAAGCAAGGCAAAGGCGGGAGGATTGGTTGATTCAGCAGTTCAGCGGACCGGTGCAGCACGTGGCCGGGCGTGACGTGGTGGTGGTGCAGCAGGTGGTGCCGTCGTGCCTGACCCCGGAGGAGTTTGCCCTGGTGCTGGCGTACCGGGCCGAGCGGGCGAGGCGGCAGCGTGAAAGCGACGAGGAGGACTCGAAGTGATCGGAGAGGGCGTGCTGGTGGCAGGGATTGCTGCGGGCGCCGCGCTAGCAGGCTCGGCGCTGAGCTACTGGGGGGCGCTGCGGCTGCAGGCGCGGCAGGATGCACGCACCGATGCGCTGGCGCGTGCGGCGCTGCGGCGCGACCAGCGGGCGGCGTGCCTGGGATGGGTGCTCGAGGCGCGGACGCGGATGGAGGCGCTGATGCCGCGCCTTACAGACCCAGGATGGCCTTTTCCACCCGCCGAAGAATTGCCTGGCGTTGCTGCTCGGCGAGCTTATGCCGCAGCACTGCTTTACCTAGCCGACGCGCGCCCATGCGCGAAGGCGTTCTACCAGTCCACCGTATCTGCCCAGCGGGCTCTCGAAAGACCCAGTGGGGATAGCGTTGATGCGGTTGTGCGAGCGGTTGAGTCATGGCGGCAGTCCTGTGAGGCGATGGAACAGATTCTGGCCGATATGCAGGATCTGGCGTAGCGCGAGAATGGAGCGATGAAGCGATGAACAAGACCTGTCTGAAATGCGGCCGCCCGAACCCGAGCGCGAGCGGAGACCCGCTCGAGGCGTGCCCGGGGTGCGGGGCGATCTACAGCCGCGTGGAGGCGGCGTGGGGTGTGCGGCATGCCGGGGCAGTTCCGGCGGCAGCGCCGTCTGCAGCCAGGCCGGCGCCGCTGGTCGCGCACGAGCCTGCGGAATCGGTGCAGGAGTTCGCCATCGGGCTGCGGCTGGAGTCGCTCTACCCTACGTTCCGCAGCCTGGTGCAGTTGGTGTATTGGCTGTTCGTGGTGCTGGCGGTGGTGTGCTTCGCCGGTGCGCTGGTGGGGGCGTGGAACGGGGTCGGTGCGGCGCGCGTGGGAACGTTCTTCGGCGGGCTCGTGTTGGGCCTGCTGTTCATGATCGTGGCCAAGGTCACGCGCGAGATGTCGCTGATGCTCGCCGACCTGGCGGACGCGGCGGTGCGGATTGCGTCGAGGGTGCGTCCGTGAAAATCTTCGGCTGGCGCGCGCCTGGGGCGGGCACGCCCGCCGCTTAAGCCCAAACGCCTTTACTTCGGCCGCCCTCGCCCGCGCGCGTAGCCTGCGGGCATGAGCTACC